GATTATAAATTTTCAGATGGCACTCCAGTCAAATTCTATGACTCAAGATATCCATCAGAATGGCGACACCCATACTTTTTGATTACTGCAGGCCATCATTACAAGAAGATGGATTTCCGAGATCAACTCGGATTAGAAAAAGATGTATTAGTATTTGGCGACTCTGGTGGTTATCAGATTGCAACGGGAGCATTGCCATATTCAAATGAATTGAGAGAAAAGATCTTTCATTGGTTAGAAGCTAATTCAGATGTAGCAGCTAATTTGGATATTCCACCTAAGACTGTATACAAGAACAAATTTCATGAATGTGCGGATATTTCATTTGATAATTTTAAATGGTTTGAAAAGAATCAATCAGGAAAGACTGCATTCATTAATATGCTTCAAGGTTCTAATTCTGAGGAATATACATGGTGGTATCATAAATTCAAAGACTTTGATTTCAGTGGTTGGGCAATTGGCGGCCCGCAAAAGTTAGTAGACTTCATGTTTGCATTAGCTTTAATGCTTCAAGAAAAGGAATTTGAAAAAGAACATAACAAGTACTTGCATTTGTTGGGTATTAGCAAGATATCAGATTTCTTTATTTTAGCAACATTGCAAAAACTAATGAACAAGTTAACTAATAATAGAATATATGTTAGCACAGATTCATCATCACCAGGACAATATCCAGTATATGGAACATATCTTCATTCTTGGAATTATAAAGTTCAATCATTCAGTGAATTGTATTTTCCTAAGAATAATGAATATCGTAGACAAACACATATTACACAAGGTAAGACTGCATCTACTCAAGTTGATAAACATCAACATGTAGCTTGCGGATTAGATTGTCCGGCCTGTAAAGATTTTACGTATGAATATTTAGAAGGCAAAACGGCAGAAGGCTTAGATCGTTATTCGCAAGAAGCTATGCCTCGAATGGTAGTTCATAATACACATTTGTATGTACGATTAGCAGAAGATATCAATAAGGTTGTTGATAGCCATGTAGAAATGCTAGAAACACTTATTCCAAGAGACTTGTATTCAGTTATTCTATCAATGCATGAAATGTTTGCAGATCCAGACGCAGCAATGCATGTATATGAAAAATACAAAAAAGTATATAAAAAGTTCGGTGGAGATAGTATATCAACTATCAATGCTACATCATTCAATCAATTCTTTGGACAAAAGACAAATTAATTATAAAAATAGGTTACAAAATGGAGAAAAGTAAACTCGTAAATTTTATTAATCGTTATCATTTAGCAGGAAACTGTGAAGCGGTTATTGTAAAGGAAAATGAAAACGGCGTAAGCTGTGATTTAATTGACTCTGATCAGACAGTAGTTGGTAATGTTCAATGGAAAACCGATCCCTTTCTTAAAGGAGAGTTAGGTATCAATCACACAGGTACATTAACAAAGATGTTGTCAGCGGTAAATGAAAACATTGACATCAACGTAAGGGAAAGTGCTGGAAAGAACTTTTCAATGGAGATCAAAGAAGGATCTACCAAGATGACATTCATGTTGGCAGACACTACGGTTATTCCAGCAGTGCCAGCAATCAATCAACAACCTGAGTATGAGGTTAGCATTGACTTAGATGATGTATTCATCAATCGTTTCATTAAAGCAAAGAATGCACTACCAGATGCAAAGAACTTTGCCGTTCAAGTAAAAGAAGGTAAAATTCGTTTCATTATCAATTATACAACCATCAATGCAGATAATATTTCATTTGAGATTGATGGTGGAGTGAATCCAATGGAACCAATCATGTTCTCAGCAGACAAATTGAAAGAAATTTTGACTGCAAATAGAGGTGATATGGGTACGCTTCATGTTTCATCACAAGGATTGGCTAAAGTTGAATTTCACGGTCAGGATTTTGATTCAACATACTTTTTGGTGCAGCTCCAAAACTAATATATTAGAAATAGATTTTTTGACTCTCAACGGCCATATTTATTATAAAAGGTGAGTTATGGGCGGATATAGACCAATAAATCGTATTTGTAATAGATGTAATACTAATTTTCAAGGAATATGGAATGAAGAACTTTGTAGTGCATGTAGGACTGATGGTTATGAACATATTTGTAATCATTGTAATATAAAATATCTAGATGAACATCGATATCGAAAATATTGTCCTACATGCACTACAAATAGAGTTTGGCAAAAAAATAAAAAACGACCAAAAGAAGTTGGCGAAAAAATAACACAATCAAAACTGAAATATTATCAAACAACTGAAGGTAAAAAAACAGCAGAGTCAATTGGAAAACAAAATTCAGTTAAGTTAAAAGAATATTACCAAACATCTATTGGTATTGCTACTAAACAAAGAACGTCTAAGAAAATTTCCAAAATAATGAAACAAAAAATTATTGACGGAACATTTACGCCGAAAATTACTAATACATTTACTCATTGGACAGCTGAAATTGAAGTGGGTGATACTATTAGACGATTTAGAAGTAGTTGGGAAGCAGTTTTATGGTATAGTAATCAGCATTGGGAATATGAAACAATACGAATTCCATATATTGACCAACATGGTGATCAAAAAGCATATATTGTTGATTTTTATGATCCTACAACTAAAACCTTAATAGAAGTAAAGCCAAAATCTAATATACGAAGTTGTGAATTAAAAATTAAAGCTGCTAAACAATATTGTTTGGAAAATAGTAAAAAATTCATTATAATAACAGAGAGTGATATTAGTTCGTATATTAATGAATCAATATTTACAGGCAATAATAAAAAACAATTAGATAAATGTTATGGTAAATAAAAATGAAGAACATGACCTCTGGGTGGAATCGTTTAGGCCGACTACACTTGATGGTTATATCGGAAACGAAAATGTTATTGAAAAGTCAAAGCTTTGGATTCAGAATGGTGAGTTACCACACTTATTATTTTATGGCCCAGCTGGCACTGGTAAAACAACATTAGCAAAAATATTAGCTAATTCAGTTGATAGTCAAGTAATGTATATTAACGCGTCCGACGAAAATTCTGTCGATGCAGTTCGAGATAAAATAAAAAGATTTGCGAGTTCGGTAGGATTTAGTAAATGGAAAATAATCATATTAGATGAGTTCGATTACATGACGCCCAATGCCATGGCAGCATTGCGTAATCTAATGGAAACATATAGCAAGACAACAAGATTTATTCTTACATGTAACTATGTTGAAAAGATTATTGACCCAATTCAATCAAGATGTCAAGTATTTGGAATCACACCTCCAAATAAGCGTGATGTAGCACAGAGATTGGTAACGGTTCTTGACGATAAGGGCGTAAAATATGATGTTAAAGATGTAGCAACAATTATCAATGCATCATACCCGGATGTTAGAAGAGCAATCAATGCAGCTCAAGCTCAAGTAGTTAACGGCGAATTGCGTATTGACAAGCAAAGCACAGTTCAAGCCAATTACATGACTGAAATACTTGAAGTGTTAAAGAATTTGAAAGATAAGAAGAAAGCATTTACTCAAATACGTCAAATTATAGCTGATAGCAAAGTAAAAGACTTTCAACCACTATTCACATTCTTGTATGATACAATCGACGAGTATGGAACAGGTCATGTTGCTGGTGTTATTTTAATATTGGCAGAAGCTCAGTATCAAGATGCTCACGTCGTCGACCACGAAATTAACATAATGGCAATGTTTGTTAAATTAATGAATGAGTTATGAACATAAAAGAAATACAAAAAGAAATTCACCAAGTCAACGTAGAAAAAGGCTTTTGGGAAGATAGAAAAAATGTAGGCGAGGTACTAATGCTAATCGTATCAGAATTAGGTGAAGCATTAGAAGCGCATCGAGGTTCTAGAAAAGCCTTAGTTGAACTATTTGACGCAAAAGCAATTGATAGAACCGAACCAGAAGATTATCAAGCAGATTTTGATCAATGTATAAAAGATACATTTGAAGATGAAATTGCTGATACAGTAATTCGTATTTTTGATATGTGTGAAGGTTTTGGTATTGATTTGGAACGACATATTGAATTGAAACTAGAATATAATCGAACAAGACCTTATAAGCACGGTAAAAAATATTAAAATGGCAGAAAAGAAAGCAGCAACTATCTTTGACTTTATCAATGGAATTACGCATCAAAAGAAAGAATGGTCAGAATGGTCAGATCATGATCAAAAACAATTCTCTCCATTCATTGTTAATCGATTCTTATCAATGCGTATGGAACTAACTGAAGTTATCAATGAGTTACAGCGTTACACAATAGGTTTACTTTCTCCCAAAGATACTTATCGCTTGTATCATGGTCTCCTCCCATCAAACAAGACCTTCGCTAAATACATAAAAGGCAAGAAGGAAGATAAGTATGAAAAAGAGTTAGTTTCACAAGTAGCCGAACATTATCAGGTTAGCCTTGCTGAGGCTACAGATTATGTTGATCTTATGTCAAAGGATAGTTGCTCTTTCCTGCTACAACGTTACGGTTATCAACCAAACGAAATTAAAAAACTAGTAAAAGGAGTGAAATGAGCAAATCCAATCAAAGTGCAATTCAATATTGTGAAGAAACATATCCAGAAATGATGGAAGAATACAAAAGGATTATGTGGGAACAATATGAAACCTTTTGTAAAAAACAAAGGAATTATGGGCCAGGTAATATCTCAGTAGGTACTGCATTGCAGAGCGATGATGACATCAAACTATCACTGACAGGTTTATGGTTCAGAATGAATGATAAAATTCAACGACTAAAACAACTAGTAGTACTTGGTCAGCCAGATGAAGTAGGCGAATCAACTCAAGATACTTATGCTGACCTTTCAGTATATGGTATTATTGCACAACTAGTTCAAAACGGCAAATGGGCCAAGTAATTATTTGGATATTTCAAAGTAATTTCTTATAATAAAATAAAAATAAAATGGCAAATCACGTATATACATACATAGAGGTTGAATCAGAGAACCCTAAAGTATTTAAGAAACTGCAGGAAATGTTTCCTGAATCTGATGATTGGGAAACTCAAAGCGATGGGATGTATCTATACAATAAATTGTATGGTGAAGCTGAATATGATAGAAGTGAGTTCACTGATAGGATGGGAGCTAAGTGGTGTTATGTAGAAGACATCGAGGTTGGTGATGATTATTTTTGTATGAACACCACATCAGCATGGTACTATAGTGAAGGAGCTATTGAACAACTACATCACATCCTATCTGAAATTGATAAGAAGGTTTGGGTTAAGTTTACATTCGATGATGAATCCCCATCACAACCATTAGGTGGTGGTGCAGTTTATATGGGTGAGTTATCCGTAGAGGATGAAGAATTTGATGCGCCTAATGAAGATGATTTCGATACTGAAGAATTATTTGATGAAGCTATGGATGGGTATTGGGAAAAACAAGTCAACAAGAAAATAGACCTTAGAGATAGTTGTATAGAGTATTTAACTGAAGAGTATGCCGACGAAGAAGATTAGATATGAAAGATGATGTAACATATATATCGCCATTATTCAAATTAGCAAGACGTGATCCATTTACGGTACCAACACGCATTTCATATTCACAATGGTCAATGTATGAGAAATGTCCTAAACAATGGGAACTTGCATACATCAAAAAGTTAGCACCATTCACTCATAGCATTGAAACAACATTTGGTACTGCATTTCACGAAACAATGCAAGAATACCTTACAGTATTGCTTACAAAAGGTGTGAAGCAAGCAGATTGGATGAATTTCCGGAATACGCTTACAGAAAAGCTCAAAGCAGAATATGCGAAAGCTGTTGAACAGACAGGAGAGCATTTTTCTAATAAACATGAATTGGGTGAGTATTTAGAAGATGGCGTTGCTATTCTAGAATGGTTTCAGAAGCGTCGAAGACAATACTTTAGCACAAAGAATACAGAGCTGGTTGGTGTCGAATTAGATTTATGCGTGCCAGCATCAGAAAAAAATGCAAATGTATTTTGGTATGGATTTATAGATTTAGTAATTAGAGATACTGCAACTAATACAATATCAATCATTGACATTAAAACCAGTCGAATGGGCTGGAATAAATGGCAAAAGGCAGACAAATTAAAGGCTGCTCAACTCATAGCATACAAGACATACTTTGCAAAACAGTACGGCGTACCAGTAGACAACATTGACATTGAATTTTTTATAGTTAAAAGAAAGCTTCTTGAAGAGTCAATGTTTCCTCAAAAGCGTATTCAACAGGTAAGGCCGGCATCTGGAAAACCTTCACGAAACAAAGTACAAAAACAAATTGATCAGTTTGTTGAAGAATGTTTCCAACCCGATGGTAAAAAAGTTGAAGATCGAAAATACATGGCTGTTGCTGGCAAAGGGGCAAAGAATTGCAAATATTGTCCTTTCAAAGAAGATTATGAAAACTGTCCTAAAGAAGATAGGATTCGTGAGTAATTTTCATTATATTATAGTATAATGTATCGACACAAACACGCATATGTATATGAATATTTAATGAAACGTCATAAGCCTGACAGAGGATATGAACGTTGTTTATATACGTTGCTTACTGATATTGAAGGTCCTAATAACAAACAAAACAGAGAGATGTTAGAACGAGGATTTCGAATTGGTTATGGTTTCAAACCTAAACACATTCGTTATCGTTATGACGACTATCGAAAAAAATGAAAATAGCTGTAATTGGTAGCCGAGATTGGCAGAGTAAAAGAAAACTCCAAGATGTGTTGGGTCGTTTAAAACGATTAGACCAGTCGGTTACTGTATTAGGACAAGGAGGCGCAGAAGGTGCACCGCATATGGTAAAAAAGTATTCATTGGAATTTGGACTTCCTTATGTAGAATACAATGCATCATATACAGGTAAAAATATGTATTCTGCTATGCCGGAAGCATATTATGGCAAAAAGTATCATTTTTCACAGCTTCTTCATCGCATGACACTTATTGCAGATGCTTGCGATAAGATGATTGTACTTTCTGCAGGTAAATTAGACCCGCAACTTGATACAGCAGTTAAACGAGCAAGAAAGAAAAACAAATCGGTTGTTATTCTCAAATAATATATTTATATTAAAATAAAGAAAAGGTTACGAATGGCAAAAAAGAAGATTCTGCTTCTGGCAGATGATCTACGGTTACCGTCTGGTATTGGAACTATTAGTAAAGAAATAGTTTTAAAGACAGTTCACAAATATGATTGGGTTCAGATCGGAGCTGCAATCAAACATCCAGAACAAGGAAAATTAGTTGATGCATCGCCGGAATTTGTAAAAGAAACTGGAGTAGAAGATGCTTCAGTAAAAATTATTCCATGGGATGGTTACGGAGATAGAAATATACTATTTCAAGTAATTGAACATGAGAAACCAGATGCAATATTCCATTTCACAGATCCAAGATATTGGACGTGGCTATATGCTCTAGAGCATGAGCTAAAAACACGATATCATCTTCCAATTATTTATTATTCAATTTGGGATGATTTGCCATACCCAATGTGGAATGCTCCTTTCTACGGCAGTTCGGATTTGATTATGGGCATTTCAAAACAATCTGACAACATTCACAGAGAAGTACTAGGACAGAATGGGTTCAATGTAGTTGATTTAAATCTAGATGAAGTTCATTTTGAAAAAGACTCATGGAATACTGTATATACTGCATATGTTCCTCACGGATTAGATGATACATATTACAAGCCATTGCCAAAGGATGATGATGCATATCAAAAAATGTTCAAACAACTAAAAACAGATAATGGTGTCGATTTCTTAGTAATGTGGAACAATAGAAACATTAGAAGAAAACTTCCAGGTGATGTTATTTTATCATTTGAGCATTTTCGAAAATCATTACCAAAAGATCAACAAAACCGAGTAGCACTTGTTATGCATACTTCAATAGTAGACGGCAATGGAACTGATTTAAGAGCAGTTTGGAAAGCAGTAGCACCAGATGCTAAAGTATTATTTTCAGACAAGAAATTGGCTGTAAAAGATCTTAATGCAATGTATAATGTAGCTGACGTTGTCGTAAACATTGCATCAAATGAAGGTTGGGGACTTAGTAGCACAGAAGCATTACTTGCAGGTACTGTCATTGTAAATACTGTTACTGGAGGATTACAAGACCAAATGAGATTTGAGGATGAGAATGGCGATTGGATTACATTCGATCAAAGTTTCACCACAAACCATACAGGAAAATATAAGAAACATGGGGAATGGGCTAAGCCAGTATTTCCAAGTAATAGATCATTACAAGGATCACCAGCTACACCATATATCTTTGATGATAGAGTTCGTTTTGAAGATGTGGGGAACGCAATACGAGAGTGGTGGGAAACTTCAGACACAAAACGACAAGCAGCAGGTATTGCAGGACGACAATTTTGTTTGACACATGGATTAACAGCCAAGCAGATGGGCGAATCAATGATTCAACACATTGACTTTCTGTTCACTCAACCAAAAGAAGCACGGCCTAGATATACATTTAATAAAGTAGAATCCACACAATACGAAAATATAGGTATTACCGAATGAGAAAAGTAGTTATAGCATCGCCAGTACAGACACAAAGTGGTTATGGACATCATGCAAGAGAAGTTATTTCTAATCTAATAGAAAAAAAGTCTAAAGATTGGGATATCAAGCTAATTTCATTGCCATGGGGGCATACACCATTTTCATATCCTATTTCAGATGATTGGAAGTCGAGATTCATTTCTCCGCAAATGCAAGAACAACCTGATATATGGGTACAAATAACAGTTCCAAATGAATTTCAAAAGGTAGGCAAGTTTAACATAGGCGTCACTGCAGCGACAGAAGGCGACATTTGTCCTCCGGATTGGATTGACAAAATCAATCAAATGGATGTTACTATTGTGCCAAGTGAATTTACAAAACAAGTAATTCTAAATACAGCACAAGCAACACAAAAATCAATTACTAGTAATATACAGGTTGTTCCAGAATATTTTGATGAAACTTGTTATGATAATAGTAAACCGCTGATTGAATTAACAGGAATTGATCAAATAGAAGAATCATTTGCATTTCTTTCAGTGGGTCATTGGTTGCAAGGCAATTTAGGTCAAGACAGGAAAGACATTTCCGGAATGATACATACATTTTTCAATACATTTAAAAATCAAACTTCTGGTCCTGCATTGATTTTAAAAACATCAGGTGCAACATATTCAGTTACTGACAGATTTGAGGTTGAAAATAAAATTGCACAGATTAGAGACTTGCATAAGAAAGATCGTTTACCAAATGTATACTTGTTGCATGGAGATTTAACTGATGATGAAATGAATTCATTGTATAATCACCCAAAGGTAAAGGCAATGGTATCATTCACAAAAGGTGAAGGATTTGGACGTCCGCTACTTGAATTTGCAACTACGGGCAAACCTATTATTGCTCCACACTATTCTGGTCCTGCAGACTTCTTGAACAAAGACTTCATCTGTGCTTTGCCTGGAGGAGTGACTCCAATTGATGCATCTGCACAAAATCAATTTCTATTGAAAGAAGCTAAATGGTTTACTGTTGATTATCGTTATGCAGAAAAGATGTTGAAAGAAGTCAAGAAAAATTATAAAAAGTGGCTTGAATTAGCAAAACGTCAAAGATATTATGCAATTACCAATTTTAGCAAAAACGCAGTAAGTAAGCGTTATGACGAATTAATAGAAATTATCGATAAAGGAACAGAGTCAATTCCAATACAACAAGACTTGAAACTTCCTAAATTGAACTTACCTAAACTTCAAAAAATATGAAACTAAGTTACGCAATACCAGTCTGTAATGAGATTGATGAAATCAAACGATTACTCACATTCTTAATCGAAAACAAAAGAGATGAAGATGAAATTGTAATAGTATATGATTCAGTAAACGGTACCAAAGAAGTTAGAGAATACCTTGTTTCAGTAGACCCAGGAACATCATATCAACCATTACAAGATTATCCTGTTAGATGGTATTCATATGAGTTTGATGGTGATTTCGGAAAAATGAAGAATTGGCTTACTGATATGTGTACAGGTGATTACGTATTTCAGATCGATGCAGATGAGATGGTAGATGAATACGTTATTCGCTTATTACCTCAAGTTTTAGAACATAACGAAGTCGATGTAATAATGGTTCCCCGAATCAATACTGTTGAAGGATTGACCCCAGAACACGTGTCAAAATGGGGTTGGCGAGTAGATGAAAATGGATGGGTGAACTTTCCAGACTACCAATGGAGAATCTACAAAAACTCAGATGATATTAAATGGATAAATAAAGTGCATGAAAAGTTAGATGGTTATACGACATTGAGTCATTTACCAAGAACTCCAGAATGGTGTTTATATCATCCGAAAAATATTAAAAAACAAGAAATACAAAATAATTTTTATAATACATTATAGATGATTTTAATATCACATAGGGGAAATGTAAATGGCAAACAACATGATAAAGAAAATCATCCTAATTACATAGATAATGCATTAAATTTAGGTTATGATGTAGAAATTGATGTATGGGTAATTGAAGGTACTTATTATTTGGGGCATGATGAACCACAATATATTATAACACAACATTGGTTAAATGAACGAAAAAATAAACTTTGGATTCATTGTAAAAATCTAGAAGCAATAGAATGGTTTTTTTTAATGAAAGGATTTAATTACTTTTGGCATGAAACTGATACAATAACATTAACTAGCCAAAAATATATTTGGGCTTACCCAGGTAAACAACCAATAAAAAATAGCATAGCAGTAATGCCTGAAATATATCAAGATAATTTGGATGTTTGTAAAGGAATTTGTACTGATAATATAAATGGATATAAAAATGGATAAAAAATTAAATAAAAGATTACTTAAGCTTCTTTACGATCATAAAGAAGAGCATGTGGGTAGTTGTTTTACATGTATAGATATATTAGATAATATATTTAAAAATAAAAACCCAGAAGATATATTTATACTTTCTAATGGTCATGCAGCATATGCTTTATATTCTATTTTAGAAAAGTATTATAGTCATATAGACGCGGATAAATTAGCCGAAAAACATATGGGTCATCCAAATCTAGATGAAAAAAATCACATATATTGTTCTACAGGCAGTTTAGGATCTGGAATTATAATAGCTATAGGAAGAGCATTGGCTAACCCAAATAGAAAAGTATATGTTACTTTAAGTGATGGTGAATGCGCAGAAGGTAGTGTTTGGGAAGGTTTAAGATTTATAGAAGACTATGGGTTAAAAAATATTGAAATTCATGTTAATTGTAATGGTTGGGCTTGTTATGATACTATTGATATTCTTAAATTAGAAAAAAGACTTAAAGCTTTTTTACCTTCTATTATAATTCATAAAACTAATTTTGACAGACTATCATTTTT